CAAAATGTTCGTGTTGTTACAGGAGGTACTGGAACTAGTGAAGAAAACGATGTTGAGCGAGTTTGGATTGATTTTGTCGACAATGAAAAAACAGGAAAACGTGAAGTTTTTCGAGATGCTTTTTATTGGCGATATTTTCAGTATTATTGCTGCTCAATACTGTCTAAAGCCTTTTATTTTCCTATGGGAGAGTATTTGACAGGTTCCAATATCAAAACACCTTTGTTGCGTGGAGAAAGAATTTTGAGACCACAGGATATAGAAGCAGAAGATTTGCCTCGAGTTATAGATAATCCTGATGTGCGTGGTATAAGACATCACCATTGGGGTTGTTGTGTGAATGGTTGTTTAAAGCCTGTTGTGTTTACTTTGAAAGCCTATAATGGAGACGAAGAGACCGATTACACGTTGTGTTTTTGTAGTACTCATGTTCATCCGATTTGTGTAGGAGCAGCGGAAGCTTGGAATAATATGGTTCATGAATATGACCCGAACTTTGCAGATGAAACCGACGATAGCTTGGAAGAGCAAATATCTGGATCAGAAATTCAAAAGATGTTTGAGTTGGAAGACGACGAGCCAGTTGTTAAAGAAGAACCAATTCCTGTGAAAGTGCAAGAACCAGAAAAAGAGGGAGAAAAAACAGAGGAAATAAAACCTGAAGCCCCCAAGGTTATTGTGGTTGATGATCCTATTCAGCCTGAGAGTTTAGGTGATGTTGTTGCTGAGTTTCTTAAAGAAGATCCATGGGATTCCATTAAGAGGCGTTTTGAAAAAGTTGGAAAAGACCTCTGGACTTATGTGGAAAACGTGGATGCTGCAGATGTTATTGTCTGGGCAACAATGTTGGTTGTGTCAGGAGTGGCTTCTTATGGGGTTGGTAGAGCTTGTGATAAAGTTTTTGAGCCCAAAAGAAAAGAACAAGATTGTTTTGTGGATGAAGCTAATAGAGCGAAAAAACGTTTTTGGTTAATCTATGGAGATGCCGATGGAAAATATCATCAATACGATCGTGTTACACTTTTGGGTGATGATTCACAAACAGAAATGTCTTGGGGAGATTTTAAACGTTTTGCTAACACTCCTCGTGGTAGACAGCAGTTGCTAACGCATTTTGCTAATGCTCAAGGAGAAGTGCAATTTGCAGTTAAAGGACGTAATGGTCACGGTAAGCTTAAGATGCGAAATTTGAATTATGCCTACGAAGCTAAAGATGTTACTGTTAAGCCCTCTGTTAAAAAAGAGGAAATTAAACCAGAAGTCCCTAGATATGATTTTTCAAAAATTGATTTTCCCCATGAAGTTTTCGCAAGTAAACAAGCCTTACGGGAAATTAAGAAGAAGAAGGATCTGAAATCTTCTGGAAAAATCATCCAAATGATGGAGCAAATGGATGCTGTTATTGCAAATAAGGTTTGCATGCGTTGTAAGACAACTCACACTGGCAAGTGTTCAAGAAAAGCTGCCAAAAAAGGTGAAGTTGTGTTGATTGATAATGATGGTCAACAAATGCATCCGTTGCACGTTCTTGAGGCTATCTACAAACAGGAGTCAATTTTGGGAAATGTTCAAATGGTTAATGCTAATGATGTTAATAATCGTCTGGGAAAATTGTTGATTGATGGTGAGTTCGTTATGAATTGCTGGTTGCAAGGCAATAAAGTGGTTGCATTAGGTCATGGTGTGCATCAAAATAAGGTTTTGGTGCCTAAAGACAAAGTTCTTTTTGTCTTTCCTGATGAGACTTTGAAACCCTTGAGAGATTATGTGGTTTCAAAATTCAATGATGATTTTGGTCACTTTGAAGTCCAACCAAATAAAAAGAAAGAACGAATTCCTTTACGTAAACCCAAGAATGGTGAAAAAGTTGCTTTGATAGCATATCAAAGTGCAAAAGAGCAGACTCCTTCTGTTTCGTTTGGAGTCATGGCTGCTACAGGAGAACATACTTGTTCCTCAGTTGCTGGTTGTTGTGCTGGAGTTCTTATGTCTTTAGAAGATAAGAGTATTTTAGGATGGCATAATGGTGGAGGAACTTATGTGAATCGTGCTTGGGCCGTAGACAATGACGTTTTAAATCATTTAAAATAGAGAGCCCCTGGATAGAGCCTTCTATTCCAGGGGGTATTTGTTCTGTTGAATGTCTTCAGACCTTGCCCTTTGTTGATTCACGAATTGTCCCAGTAAAAGAAGAAGTGCCTTTGAATAGTAATTTTTTCAATATTGTTGGGAAATTCCCTAAATTTCCTTTGATGAAAAATAAAAGAAGAAAAGACCCGATTATAACAAAAGCTCTTTTAGTTACAGACCTTGAAATAGAAACTGGTCATGATTTGCCTCGAATGAATCTTGATGCTAGTTATAAGAGCTTAAACAAATATGCGAAACCTGAAATGCCCTACGATGAAGATGCCCGTTGGTTTGCTGAAAATGCCCTTGAAATGGAGTTTTTGCCTCATATGAAAGACTCCGAAGTTCGTGATTTGGATGCCGGTTTGTTAGATGTAGATTTAAGTACATCACCCGGATTTCCTTGGAATCTCAAGTATAAAACAAAACGTGATTTGTATGAAAGTGCAGATTACGAGTTCTTTCGTGCCTATTGTGATAAAGACTGGGATGAGTTAACTGGTTATAAATGGTACGTTTTTACAAACTCGCTGAAAGAAGAGATTCGTCCTGATGAGAAAATAAAAGCTAATAAGATAAGAACTTTTACCGCGTCTCCCGCTGAGGCTGTTGTTTCTGGAAATAGATTGTTTGGAGACATGAATGAAAAGTTTATCGCTTCGCACTTGAAAACTTCGAGTGTTGTAGGAATGAATCCCTTTAAAGGAGGCTGGAATGAGGTTTATCAAAAATTGAAGAACCACCCTATGAGAGGAAGATCAAAAATAGTTGGTTTTGAAATGGATGAAAGTGAATATGATTCATCGTTACGTAGTTTTCTTTTTGAAGCAGTATGCGATTTTAGAATTAAGTGTCTTCGTGTTCGTGACCGAACCCCTGAAAATATTAATAGAATACGTCAAT